TGCCTGTGTTGGTGGCCGCGCTCTGGTGCTCCGGTAGCCTGTGTTGGTGGCCGCGCTCTGGTTGCCTGTGTTGGTGGCCGCGCTCTGGTCGCCTGTGTTAGTGGCCGCGCTCTGGCTGCCTGTGTTGGTGGCCGCGCTCTGGTCGCCTGTGTTGGTGGCCGCGCTCTGGTTGCCTGTGTTGGTGGCCGCGCTCTGGTCGCCTGTGTTGGTGGCCGCGCTCCGGTAGCCTGTGTTGGCTTCTTTTTTATTATCCCAATCAACCTTCTCAAAAATGAGTTTTACCGCAGCGTCAATTATCCCTTTAATCGACAGCTCACCTTTTATTGTGAGCTTCTTACAGACCCGCTTGCTATCGCCTCCTCTTTCATCGGATACATCTTCCGCTTCAATTTCTGCGAAGCGGGAATCACTCGGAGAATAGTAACTAAAAACACCGAGCGGATTTTCAACAAAATGTAACCCTTTATTACAAAGTTTAGCTTCTTCTTCTTTGTAGGTTTGCCCAATTTTATACTGCTTATCTCTGCACCGCAGGTTTTTATCAAATCCCTTATAGCCTTTCACCTTATCTTATCTCCTCGCTAAAATCGCGTTCCGTACCCCCGCCGCCTCGCGTACCACAGGGTCGGCGTAGCCTAAGTGTTTATAAACGCACTCGCCTTTGGCGCACGGCGGCCTCTCAAAGCCGCGTTTTTCCCAGTCTCTGCACCTAACGCACATATTGTCCTTCTTCTCCATGACTCAAAGTTTCACAACGCCTTCACGCTGAGGCCCGCAATGTGTTTCTTGCCGGCAAGGATTCTCTGGATTTCCCAGAGCTTCACCTCCCGTCCCAATACCTTGCCCGCTTCCTTTGCCGCTTCGCCCATGCTCTCGCATGTCACGCCGCTGACGCGTACCCGCTTCTTATGCGAATGCTGCCCTGCCTTCATCGTCCCTCCCAGTGGATGAAAGATAGTTGGTGGAGAAGACAAGATTTGAACCTGCTAGCAAGTGATCTGCAATACACTACGTCAAACAGCTCCATGATTGCGCCGCTTTGAATCGTCTCCAGTGCTACTTTTTTCACTAAAAACCTCCCATCTTCAAAATTCATTCCGGCAACGCCGGTTTATCATAGTGGAGCTTCGGGGAATCGAACCCCGGAGCGGGGAAAAAGGAGGTAATAACCCGCTTGCCGCCAGGCAGCCCCTTGTTGCCCGCCCTTTCGAGCGGGCATAGCGTTTTTCCATCTTTCTTATAGGCTCACCTCCTCTTCATAGCGGCTATTTTCAAGTACTCGCGTATGTCGGTCGTGGTTATGTTTTTGAAAACCGCCCGATTACCATTACTGAAAGAGACAATCACGTCGTTATCCGACTGGTGAAAAGCGATGACGTTATCAAGGTTGATTATGCAATCGCCGTAACACAGCCACCGCGGTTTCAGTGCGTTCATGCCGTCCCCCTAAAACAGGTTGTTGGACGCGTCGCCCGCTCCTTGCGCGGCTCCTGCTTCCGGGTCGACCTCGCCCTTTGGTTCCTCGCTGCCTTTGGCGAGCTGGGCGGCCAAGTCCGCGGCTCCCGTGCCTTTGTCCTCCGGCGTGACGTTGCGTGTTTCGACGAAGTCCTCCGCTTCCTCGATGGAGTAGATCCCCGCGAACACGTCCGGGAACGCCTCCTTGCAGGCGCGGGAAAGTGCGCGGGCTCTCATCATGCGGTCAGGGTATTTTTTGTAGTTGTCCTTCTCCGCAAGACCCGCCTGCTTTGCCATTACCGCGTCGAAATACCCCGTGAACTTTTCGGCCGCTCCATGCGGGCTTACGCGGGTGATGACCACCTCCGCCTTTTCCACAGTGTGGCTTTTCCATTCAAGGCCGCCGTACTCGGGGTTGCTCCGCGCAAGGGCGTACATAATCTCCGCCGACAGGGTGGGCCTGCCGTTGATGACCACGACGTTGTTGACGCTTGCCATCGGCGAAAGCCCCAGCTCGTGGCCCCATTGCAGGGCGACGAACACCTTTTCGGCGGTATTCAGCGTCTGCGGCACAAGGCCGGATTTTGCGAGCGTCGCCGCCATTTTTAGTTTGTCTTCGAGCGTCGCAGGCATAAGCTCCGACGACTTCTCCCGTAATGTGATTTGCGTATCACCCATAAAAACCTCCAAATATGTTTACCCGTTATCGGGCTGTTACCTGCTATACCTCTTGTCAACGGTAAAATCCTTCTTGAAGCGATAAGGTAGATAACTCTTTTTCTCCGCACGGGATTTCCCGAAACAGCCCTGATGAAAACCGCAACCTCCTTTGCGACGGCGGTACTTCTTGGTTGCCACCGACCCCGGAGCCCCTCTGTCGTCTCCAGCGGATATATACCCGCTACGCTCTCTTTTCATGGTCGGCCTCCGGTAAGATCCCCTGTCCCTTCTGGGCAAGCCCCCACTCGATGACGAATCTTTCTCTCGTGATTTTTCCGTTCACATACTCGCGGACGAGCGAGTAAAATGCCCTGTAATTCATGGCCTCTCCTTAAAACGGGATATACCCCGCGGCTTCTTCCCGGCAGTCCGGGCACACGCCGTCCACAAGCTCGTTATGCTTGGCGCAGAAAAGCCTCCCGCAAACCTCACACTCGCCGTAGCCGTCGTCGATTTCCTCGCCACAGACGGAGCAGAGGCATCTGGAATAGTTCGGTGTCTTCGGTGTCACTTCGCTTCCTTCCCTTTCATATTTGATAATTGCCACTGCCACTCCTGCTTGCAGGCGCGAAGGCTTTGCAGCTCCTCATAGGCGGCGTTCATTTCTTTCTCCGCATATTCGTATGCGTACTTCTCGCGCTCATACCTCTTGGCGGCCTGGCCCTCGAGGGCTTCAAGGTTTTTTATTTCTTGTTCTAACCAACTTTTTTCGACCATCAGACTGCCCTCCTTTTAAAAACTGAAAATAAAGCCCCTCCCCGTGGTACAATAGTATTGACCGACTAAATTCCTACGAAGAGGGGCAAAAACGTCTTCATGGCTGGGCCTCCGGGGAGGGCGGGGCAGGCTGATGACGATTTACCATGTCAATAATTGCTTCCACGACAAGGGAGTTTAAGCTCATGTGTGATTTAAAACGGGATTTGTAATCAACAAAGGTTCTATAAACCTCCCCTGGGACACGAATCGTTATCATCGCGACATCATTTTCTCTGGTTTCCATTTGCAACCTCATATACGTTGTATTATACAACTATATTAATGTATTGTCAATACTTTTTTGCAATTATTTTGATATCTTTTGCGAATTCCTGCCGAAAATATACGGTTGCAATTTAGTTGCATATTGGATATATTTGGAGGTGAAAATGGCGAAAGAAGGCACTAGACCTATGACTTTATATTTTCCTCGTGATATTTATTACTACTTGAGAGCGATTGCGGACATAGACCGCCGGTCTATGGCCCAAGAAGTCTTTTTCCTGATTGAGCAAGCAGCTACGGAACTGAACCTCCAACTTGATGTTAATATAGAAACTGACAAAACGTTTATTGACCCGAACACCCAAACTAAAAATTTACCGTTTACTGAAAAAGCGATAACAGCAAACACAGAGTTTTTACTAAGGATAATGAGAGCGCGTAAAAATGACTGGTCTTGGGGTAAGGAAGTTTATAACGACGAAAAACCGGCCAGGCAAGCATACGACGATATTTTAGCATTGGTTAAAAGCGAAGGGCTTGATCCAGGCGAGTTGCTTGAAGACGCTAGAATAAAATTGCCGTCCACAGGTTATTTTAAACCGAGAAAAAAGCTATAATTGTCCCGTTCCGGCGGAGATAGAGAAGGGAGAGATACCGCGAAAGCTTATTAATGGAATAACCCCTATTTGGTGGAGGTAGAAGTGGAATCATGTTTAAAATCATCAGCGGCCTTTTAGTTATTGGCGTAATTTTATATATTTTTTTCGGCGTGTGGGGAATAGTTGCCCTGCGGTTTTATTTGTTGTTGCGATTTTGTTCATAATAAAGGACACAAACAAAATGTCAGTCGCGCAAAGCATAGGTATTGGATCGTCTTCCGGAAACAACAGTAATAACTCTGGCCTTTCGTTTGATTCAGAAATTGATATTGGTAGTATTGAGGTATATATACAGTACAGAAACAATGATGGCAATACCACTTCAAGGGGTGTTGATGTGCATAAAATAGGAATCGCGGGTAAAGTTTTATATATCCGGGGTTTTTGCCATTTAACCAATGAAGAACGGACTTTCAGGGTTGACCGAATAATCGAAGCCACGGCCTATGGAAAAAGCGTAAACCCTTTTGTTTTTGTAAATGAATTTTGCAAAGACAGGGAAGAATTTGACAAAGCCCTGCTTAACGGCGTTAATTTCTGTCTTACCGGAACGCTCAAAATTATGACGCGCAGGCAGGCACAGGAAAGGATTGAGGCATACGGCGGCGGCTTTCATAAATGTATCAGGTACGATACACATTATTTAGTCGCGGAGAATCCCAACAGGAAAACCGGAAAATTAATTGAGGCGAAAGCGCACGGCATACCAATAATTGACGAAGATACATTTATCAATTATCTATCAGAACCAACTATGGCGCAGGTGAATAAACGACAAATAAAAGACCAGTATGAGTATTACAGGGAAAGCGTCGAAAACGACTTAGATATAAAGAAAAATTATTTATAGACTTTATTGACACCCTCTCCATAACCGTGCTACCATTCCTCATAGCGTTTTTCCGTCCCACCTCACAGGCATATCTGTTTATGAAAAATGACACGTTGACAAGCCAAAACGACCGGCGGATGACCCTCAAAGAAGTCGCCAAAGCCACCGGCGCTTCCTACAGCACAGTTGCCGCGTATGCCCAAAAGGCGGGCTGGACACAGAACGGCAAGACCACCCTTCTCACCGAGTCGCAGGTTACAGTGATTCTGGAAGCGATGAAACGCGGAAAGAATAACCAGTATGTCCTTCCAAGCTCCTTGGAAGGTATAGACACCTCAAAAAGCCGTGCCTTGCGCGTTGATTTGCTCCATCGGCAAATCGAGGCCGAAATGCAGGGTGAAATCGACGAATTGAGGGCGGAAAACAGCGCCTTGCAAGATAACTTACAAGCCAAACAAAAACTTTTAGACCAGAGAACCGACGGCCTTGAAATAGCACAGCGCATATTGGAGGCGCGTGGACTAATGATGAGCGACCGGGAAGACCTCTTGGCGACGTACAGGAGGTAGGGCTTTTATCGGCGCGTAAGGCTCACTTTGTCCACAACTGTGAGAGTATCGGCGCAAGGTAAGTCTCCACGATTACTTCGGGGCCGAACCATGCCTGCACCTTGTCGCTGGTCATTTGCACCCAGTCGAACTTTTCGGCAAGCGGCGGTGTTTGTTTAAATTGCTGTAGAGCCTCGACTTCAGGGAATGTCGTTCCTTCCATGCCTTTAAAGTGATACAAGCCTAAAGGCCAACCGTGGCCGCCTAAAATAAATACTTTGTTTTTCCCCAAGAGGCGTTTTGGTTGCGCATAATATTCTGTTGTATATACTTTTTTCTTTCGTCGGTTGCCGTCCTTTGTGTTGTAATAATACTGCTCAATCAGCCTCTTGCCTTTGACTTTTTTCTTTTGATCCAACGATTTACTTAGCATTGCCAAAAATTGTGGAATAGGTAAGCCATACTGACGGCTGTCCGGTATGATGTCCTGATCGGCGCGAAGCCTGAACTGCCCTTTCACCTGGGCATTAGGATCACCACCGCGCGCCGTGTTCCAGATAAACCGACCGTAGTGTCCTTCCCCGCTTGAGCGCAGAGGTCGCGGCCCGCCTGTAATTTCTTCTTCCCAGCCGGAGAACCGGCCGTAGTGATCGGATGTATAAACGGACGCCTGTTGACCGCCTATTTTCTCGGTGGGGTTTGCTTTCTCTATCCTGAACTGCGAATTAACAAAGGTTGGGTTTCGTATCTTGTATTTTGTCGCCAACACCTTCGGCGCAAGGTCTTTGAATAGTCGCGCCTGATCATTGAGGTATTGAGCCACTGCCCTCTGGGTCTCTTTAGGGAACATTTTTAGGGCGCTTTGAACCTTTATTAATTCGTCCATGTTCATGGTAAACTTGAACCCTTCGGCCATGAGAAAATAATTGCTTCTGGTTTTGCTATAGTCAAGAGCGCTTTCTCAGCTCTCTGGTCAAAATAACCGGTTGACAAACTGGCGTGATGATATTAGTATAAATCCAGCGTTTTTCCATCTTTCCTTATAGGCTTAGGCCATTCCTTGTGGGGAGTGGTCTTTTTTGTCTCTAGAGCCTGCAGGAGGGGGAGGGGAACATGTCGATACTTGAGCCAAGGGAGCTGACAGCTGTCGAGCGAAAAGCTTGGTACGCGGACGCATGGGAAGAATACGCCGCTATACTGCAAGAAGGCGCCAACGGCCCAGAGAGATTAGGCTCCAGCGCTGTGCCATACGATCCTGACAATCTCCCCTCTTGGTTTACACGCGATATGAGAGCCGCCGCCGCACGCCTGTCATCGCAAGACCCGCCTGCCCTCCTCACGCTTGAAAATATTGGTATCGAGATGCGACGCAGAGATCCGTTTTGCGTTCCGAATACAGAGCGGTGTTTCTTGAGCGCCGCGCTTTCAGGCGGCGATATCCCTGCGGGTGTCACAGAATCGGTATTCCTCGTTCCACGGCACAAATTAATTTTCCTCGCGCTTTTACAACTTAAGGAGCTTGGCGTCGAGAGCAAAAACTACGTTCCGATGCTGGAGAAACTACTGGGCGATCTCGGAGAATATGTCAAAGAACTCAAGGGTGTTCTCCCTTGGCCGTCCGCCACCCACGGCTTTGCCGCATCGCTCATAAAGCTTGCCCTGGAAAGGAGCAAGCCTTGACAGCGATGGATAGCGCTCTATTCACCGACGACGAAAGAGAGCGGTTCACTGAATTGGCCGGAAAATACGAACACGACGATAGCATGGACAAGGTGGACGCGGAAATCAGAGCAGGCGCTGAGATTTTCGCGACACGAGAAGCAAAGAAGGAGGCTGAAAAGCCGGCGAAGAAAGGGCCGCGCTTTGTAAGAATCGGCGGCGCGGAAATTACGCCTATCCACTGGGTCGTCAAGAACTTCCTTGAAGCCGGGGCTTTGGGCATGGTTTTTGGGGATTCCGGGACATACAAATCGTTTTTGGCGGTCGCGCTTTCCGCATGTATCGCAACAGGCAAGGATTTCTATGATATGCCGGTCAGGCGAAAAGGCGCGGTGTACTATGTCGCCGCCGAAGGACAAATGGGAATCATCCGCCGCTTCCGCGCATGGAGCCAGGAAAACCGCTCGATTCTTGACGCGCCGCTTTATCGGTACGAAGGGGCGGTAAACCTGTCCCTTGCCGCCGATATGCTGGTAAAAGCGCTGGACAAGGCGATAAAAGCGGAGGAAGCGCCGCCTGTTTTGGCGGTGATAGACACATGGAGCAGGTCTTTAGGCGAAGACGATTCCGATACGACCGCCGCGGCCGTAGGCTTGGGAAAACTGGACGAAATAAGGGCGCGGTTTACCGATATGGCGGTGCTCGTAATCCACCACACAGGACACGCGAACAAGGACAGGGCGCGCGGCGCCTCACTGCTCCACGCCGCCGTGGACAGTGAGTATCGCCTGGAAGTGGACAAAGAGCGAAACATCATAATGACCAACACGAAAAGCAAGGAATCGGAGCTTTTGCCGCCTATGGCGTTCCGTGCAAAAGGGGTGCGGCTGCTGAACGATATGGGCGGTTTTATCTTGAATGAGGACGGTGAGATAGAAACCTCGGCAATACTGGAAGTGGCAACGGATTATAAGCCGCCTATTGACGGTATCGGATTAAAACAGAAGTGGGTGATTGATACGCTCAGGAGGCAGAATAATGAAAAATTGGAATATGAGGATTTATGGCTGGCTTTTAAAAATGAATATCAAGATGAGTATAAAAAAGTTCAAAAAGGCTATCTTGATCAGGCGCTTGATGGCCTTGAAGGTAAGGGTCTTATTTACCGGGAAGGCGAATTTGTATGTTTAAGCAGGTAAAAATGTATAAATATACAAAAAAGCCGTATATTTATGCAATAAACATAGATTTTTACAAAGCTGTCACTAAATCACTAAACGTCACTAAACAGCACTTAGTGACGGTGATCCGAGAGGAAGAAATCGGAGGTTTGGAGCAGGGCCATGTTATGGCTTTTTATACATTTTTATTCAGGAGAGATAAATGACAAAGGCAGAAGTTGAGTTATTGGACAAAGCGGCGTTAGTGGCGTTCGGTGTGGATCTGAAAAGACAACTGGAAGAACCGGATACGGACACCAATGAAATCGCTATGAACGCATGGAACGCGGCATACTTCTTTATCGACGCAAGATATGACTATATTCTTGAGGAGTACTTTCCAGATATAGATACCTTGCGTGAAATATTGGAATTGGATGGCAATATAGAACTCTTAAGCCAATATAAGGACAAGCCGGAACCGCTTAAGGCTTACAGCGAAGATACCATTGGAACCGGTAAAACCACAGGACAGATGGCGATTACTCGTTGGTTGCGAAAACAGACCGATCGGCGATGATGAAAGCGGCGCGTATATAAAAAGGTACTGCGAACGCGTTATGCGCAATCTTAGCCACTTTAGGCGCGACCGCTGCTAGACGAAGTTGCCGAATTTTTCATTCTAGAGCAAAAAAGTGTTAACCTCTTGACTATAGCAAAAGTGTTAACCAATATCAAATTAACGCGGAGGGATACTATGTACGGCATAATCTACAAAGCAACATCACCCGATGGCAAAGTGTATATCGGGCAGACAATCCGGACATTAAAACAACGCAAAAGCGCCCACGCCTTCAGAGCGAAGAAACAGGATCGCCGCACACCCTTCCAGCTTGCGCTACTCACCGAGGGTTTCGCAAACTTTGCATGGGAACAGGTCGACCAGGCTGAAACGAAAGCCGAACTGGACGCGAAAGAGAAATATTGGATATCTCACTACAACAGCATGAATCCAGAGAAGGGGTATAACAACCAGGATGGGGGGATTCACTATTCGCCATCGGCAGAGACTTTGTGTAAAAAGAGCGAAGCTTGGAAAGGAGAGAAAAACCCCATGTTTGGGAAACACCTCACGCCCTGGAATAAAGGATTACAAGGCGCTCAAAGACACTCAAACGAAACTCGTCAAAAGATAGGCGAAGCTAACAGAAACCCCTCCGTTGAAATACGTTGCAAACTGAGTAATGCCAGAAAAGGTAAACACCTATCACCAGAAACACGCCACAAATTAAGCGAAGCAAATAAAGGCCAAATTCCTTGGAATAAAGGTAAATCAGGGGTTTATTCCTCTGAAACCCGCAGGAAAATCAGTGAAGGAAACAAGGGAGAAAAAAGCGGTAATGCCACCATCTCCGAAGCCACGGCACGGCAAATAAAGGTTGATCTACAGGCAGGATTGAAGATGTCTATCATAGCAAAGAAAAATAATGTTAAGCCTTACATTGTAGAGCATATCAAATATGGCAGAGCGTGGGCATGGCTAACGGTGGCTTAAAAACGGCTTCTGAGATCGCTCGAATAAAGGGTGTATCTCGCCCAGCAATTAGTAAGTATATCGCCCGTAATAATATTCAACCGGCAGGTAAAAAAGGAAAACTCCCCCTTTACGACTGCTCCGCCGAGCCCCTCGCCTCTTACCTCGCAGCCACGCAGAAACCCAAATCCCCGCCGCACTCCAATCCGACCGCCCTGCCGGAGACCTCCGCAAAGAGCAAAAAAAGTAAAAAGGCTAAAAAATATGACCGCCCTTTAAACGACATTTTAGCCACTGGGATAGGCGAAGGTGGAAGCTTAAGCGCAGCATTTTACACCGAGGCGTTGCAAATGGCACGGGAGGCAAAAGACGCGACGCTTATTTTCAAGCTTGGTGTTGCCGCCGACAAGGAAGCGAAAGACGAGGTCATCCGTGAGCAAATGCGCCTAACAGAGCAGGCAAAAGAAAAAATCGCCTTAGAACGCGCGGAGCACCTCAAAATAGAAAACGACATTAAAAAAGGTTATTACGTTCTCCGCGAAGCGGTGAAGGTTTTATTCGGGCGCGTGTATGCGGTACACACGTCGGTCTTGACTTCTATAGGACTCAAATTAAGTGATTTAATTGACGCGCTCCCGCCCGGTTCTGGCCGCCGCGGCAAGATACGTAAATTTATCGACAACGAGATATTCTCAGCTTTGGAAACAATTCAAAGACTGCTGATAGAATACATTGGCGAGTAATCATAGCTATTTATCAGGTTTCTTTTTCCGCACCTCAAAAAATTGAGTAATCATTGATGTTAAGACTACTGTTGCAAGGTATTTCAGCACCGTTCCCGTATCCTCGTGCATTTGTTTTAAAACCAAATTATTGGGGCAAGAAATTCCCAGATACCTAGCCAAAAGAAAAATAATAAGGATTACAAGGAAAACAGCTATGAGAATAAGCGGGTGGGAGATGTTTTCGTATACGTGATCAAGGTGGGCAACCCAATTCCGGTGTTTTTTACCGGAATCCTCGTAAATTTGGTCGAGATCATCGTTTTTGGGATGCTTGACGGAACGAACACCGCTCTCTTTAGTGGCATCTTCTTTCGGAGAATTATTTAGGTTATTAACTATCTCAGAAAGATCATGGATTGTCACCGAAGTATTCCCGAAAATATTTTTTCATATCGTTTTTTTCTATGACACTGTTCATTAAGCCTTTCCCCCTTTCAAGGGCCTTCTCCCAAGGGCTGCCCGGCTGATGAGACCAATTTGATAATTCTCCAGCCGACCATTTCCCAAAATGGTTTATGACAGCATCAATTAGTTTGACGATTTTATTAAACGTCCCCACATTATCTTCAGTAAATTCATATTGGTTATAAAAAGCGTCAGGGTTTTTTTCAAGCCACGTATGAACGCGTGGGTATACAGGACCAAAATTCCACGCTTTTGCATTTTCGCCTACAAGGTCTAATTTAGCCGCCAAAAGAAATCCGTCGCATATATACAGGAGTTTTTGGAGCTTGGTTTCCCCAAGGGAAACTTTGTCTTCTTCTGTTTTTTCTTCATTCAAGAGATTAACGCGGCTTATGATAAATTTGGCAAAATCGATGCTGTCGATCATAATACCCCCTAATCCCTAAATTTTACCGATTCTGATAGGAGGGATTATGCACGCCTGCCTACTGCCCCAAGAGCCGTGAATCGTATCCAAATCTCCTCCCTTAAGATACACCACATTGGCAACGGTCAAGCATTATCGTTTTGCCTTTTACGGCTTCGTGACAACAAGTTATATAAATATATCATTTTTTTTGAAAAAGTCAACTACTTTTTTTTATTTTTTACCCTCACGCGCCGAGGTGAAAAGCGGCTATTTCCCCGCCTTCTTGGGTCTCCCCTTGCCGGGCACGACGCGGATAGCTTCAAGCGCGGATTCGGCGTAAACGACCTCGCGGGTTATTGGTTTAATACCTGCCCTGTGCAGTCTTTTCTGAACGGTATCAGAGCTAACTTTTAAAATTTTTGCCATTTCGGATATAGTCAATCCGGTCATACTCCTATTATCGGAGTTTATCAGAAATTTCCAATAAAATCAACTGAATTTTCGGACATTTTCTCTTGACATTTTGTCCGAAATATTGGACAATTATTCAACAGGAGACCGTCCATGAGAAGGAACCAACTCGACGCCTTAACAAGCCGCCTCGCGAGCCTTCAGGCCGCTGGGCTTCGCAGAGATCTCACGAAAGAGCAGTTTATGAGCCAGATGCTTTCTCTAGGCATGAACATCTACGAGAAGAAGATTCTTCCCGCCAAGCTGGGCTTTCCTCCAGAGCTGGAGCGGACGCCGGAACCCACCGCGAAGATAATCCCATTCCCGGAGAGGGGCTTATGGCCTTCGGCATAATCTACCGCGCCACCGGCCCTGACGGGCGCATGTATATCGGGCAGACGACATTGTCTTTAAAACAACGAAAGGCCGCACATAAGTGCATGGCATTAAAAAGAGATAAGCGTTCCGCTTTTCAACTCGCTATCTTAGACCACGGTTTTTCATGTTTTATATGGGACGAAATCGACCAGGCCGAGACCAAAGAGGAGCTTGACCAGAAGGAAAAATACTGGATATCTCACTACAACAGCATGAATCCAGAGAAGGGATATAACAACCAAGGCGGAGGAGTAAAGACCGTTTATTCACCTGAGGCTCGTAAAAAGATAAGCGAGGCACTCAAAGGCCGGCGCCTTTCTCCCGAACACCGCTGGAAGATTAGCGAAGCCCTTAAAGGTCGCCCTGTTTCGGAGGAAACCCGCCGGAAACTTAGCGAAGCGGAGAGAGGGGAAAAACATTATTCCGCTAAAATTATCGAAGCAACCGCAAGGGCTATCAAAGCCGACTTACAAGCTGGATTAAGAGTCTGCGAATTAGTTAAAAAATATAATGTTAGTAGATTTATCATTGATACAATTAAGCGCGGTAAAACATGGGCGTGGCTATAAATACCCCCTTGACTATAGCAAAATATCATGGGACGATAAGCTCATAAGCTACTGTCGTGATGACAGAAGGAGAAATTATGGACGGTTACGCAATGGCGGCTTTTTTCGGGCCGCAGATCGAGAAATTCAGCCTTATCCAGAGCCGAATTTTCAAGCCGCCTTTTGAGGAAGCTATAGCGGCGGTTACGTCTTTTCAAAAAGTTTTCACCAACGAACCACCCATCGAAAAAGCAGTTCGTCTATTATAACCGAGAAATTCCACCCTGTCCGCGTTAAAGGTGGTGGCATTTTGAATTCAGACAAATGGGCGCTTAAAAAGGACGAGGGGAAATTTTTCCTCTCCGAAGAAAACGCGGAAAAATTAGTAAGGGAACTTATCGAGTTTTATCACATAGACATTGCAAGCTTCGCCAGTGAAAACCTGAAAGCGTCCGTAAGCCAGGCCCTTGATATTTTGCAGGACGGATACCGCCGTGGTCTTTTGGAAAACAAGCGTACTGACGACGGCGGGCTTGAAGTAATCCAGACCGTCAAAGACGGTAAGCAGAAAATTACGTACAGGGAAGTAACGGCGAAGCATAAGCGCGCAATGGACGGCTACGCTGCGGAGGTTATTTTTGAGCGACAGCAAGCTCTTTTGGGATCTCTCTCCGGCGAAGGTAAGGACGTAATCGGCAACCTGAAACGCTATGACCTCCATATCGCGGAGGCGTTGGGGTCTATTTTTTTTCTGGCATAAACCGGATGGGATTATGGATTGGCGAAGTGCTGTACATATTCCGCAACCCGGATATTGTCGAAGGAATGACCTTCTCTCGTCTTTATTGGTATTACCAATGGGCGGATGCTTTCAGAAAGGCCGAGCGTAAGGCTTATGAATAGTTTTGCTGTACAGACAATCTTTACCGCTATGGACAAGACCAGCGGTGTACTCGATGGAATAAGCCAAAACATTGGCAATTTTCAGACCAAGGCAAGGCTTGCTTTTGCAAGCATTATTCCAAGTGGGAAATTCCTCGGTTCTTTAGCCAGTCAAGTTGCGATAGGCACATTGGCAGTAAAGGGGCTTACGGCGGCTTTCAACGGTCTTAAAAATACCATTACCAGTATCCCCCAATTTGCGGCTAACGCAGACGCGATTGGCAAGCAAAGTCAGATATTAGGGCTCGCGGCTGAAGAATTACAGCGGTATCAATACGCCGCCAAAATGTCCAATGTTTCACAGGAACAACTTACTGCTTCATTCCAAACGCTCAATCGTTCAATCGGTTCAGGCTCACTTTTTGCCACACTGGACAAACTTGACAAAGGGTTATCTACACAAATCCGCCAAGCAAAGAGTACATCTGAAGCGTTTATGATGATGTCAGACGCCATAGCCAGGGAGAGCGACGTGGCGAAACGGGCGGCAATCATGCAAGCCGCGTTCGGGAAGTCGGGCAGCGCGCTCACCCCCATGATGGGAGGCGGCGCCGAAGGGCTGAGGGAACTGATGGAGGCCGCGCCGAACATTATCAGTAACCGCACCATTGCAGTCGCAACAATTTTCGGCAAAACCGTAACTCATATCAAAGAGGTTATTCAGTCCTTTACCGATACAATCCGGTCAAACATTGTTGAGGCGATAACGCCCTACATTTTGGCAATTAAAGATTGGCTGGACGCCAACGAAGAGTTAATAAAAGTCAAAATACAGGAATTCATAAATGGAATTATCGCGCTTATTGAGAAAGTTCGACCCATGATCCCAAGAATAATCCAATCTGTAAGTGATTTTATTAACTTAATAAAACCATTTGTGGTATGGATTTTAGATAAACTACCGACAATCGTTCCGATTGTGATCAGTGTTGTTAGTGCGTTTTTGACATTTAATGCGGTTAAGACTGTAGTTGACAATGTGAGCAATTCTATTAAAGGGCTAAAACTCCTCTTTACGAGTGGGCCTATGGGAATCATTTTTCTTGTTGTCGCCGCGCTCGTCGGCCTCTTCATCCTGCTTGCCCAGAAGGTCGGCGGCGTCGGAGAAGCGTTAACGGTCATAGGACAAACCGCGCTTGCTATCGGAAAACTGATATTAAAGACACTTATATCCCCTCTTGTAGTTGTAATAAATTATGTCATGGATTTAGTACAAGGTATCATAGGTTTAGTTGGCTTAATACCTGGTCTCAGCGACAAAATGGCTGCTGTAAATGCGGGCATACAAGGATATCAGGATATGTTCAACTCAACCCTCGCATTGACCCCTGACGACTTAACCGCAGTTACCGAACCGTATAAAAATGCCCGCGCGGAATTCCTTGAAAAACGGGAAGCCGAAGGGGATGAGCAAAATGAATTGGCAAAGACTATGGCTGCCGGCTTTGAGGAGATGATAAAAGCGCAGATGGGAACCACAGAGGCGGTGGAGGGCCTCGCGGACTCAGGCCCCAACTCGCCGAAGAAGCTCCGCTGGAACGCGATGGGCAACGAGGATTTTTATGCTACGCAAAGGGCGGGCTTGGGTTAACCTAATTCTTTTTGTGCTTTCATGTATTTGTGGAATGTATGATAACTGCGGTTTCCGGTAATAACTCCGGCTACAAAGACGATAATTACCGCAATCACATACTCGGTAAAAAAGAAAAGGAAGGGAGCAATTATAAGAGCGGCAAAAAAGCCCACAACAAAGAGAATGTCATAAAACCGAATGCAGGTACGGGTGTCTTTTTCGACCACTTCTTGCCTGTTCATAACTTAATCATACAGCCTAATGCAATAAATATCAAGGGAAAACAATGAGCCAACTAACCACTGCCGACAAAGAATTCCTCCTCGGTATCCTCAAAAACGCCCCAGTAAAACGCCCCATCGAGGACATCGCCGCATGGGTCGAAGGCCGCCGTATTCTGCCGCCCTCGACGCCCATCCCCGGCCCGTGGCGAAATTCCATGACCCCGTATGGCATAGAAATAATGAACTCCCTGTCGCCTAACAGCGGCATACAGCGCGTCGTGATAATGAAAAGCCGCAAATGCGGCCTCACTACCATTATGGAAAATGTTGTCGCGTATTATATCTTGGAATGTCCGAGCGAGATTTTATACGCCACGGCGAGCGAAGACCTAGGAGCCTGTCGGACTTAGGCCAAAACGCAACAAAAGATTCCGCAAAAAGGGAAATTATGATAAACTCAAAGGCATGGGTGAACGATTTATAAACATAGACCGGGAAACGCCGAT